AGCTTGAGAAGGTGTAGCCGCTTCTTCAATACTCGCCGCAACTGTTTTCTCAGCCTCTTTAATCTCAATACGAACAGGCTCATCAGCCTCTTTAATTTGCTTAGCCAGCGGCTCCAGTTGCTGTTTAGTGGCCTCCTTCGGCGACTCACCCATTGCACGGGCGTTGCGTCCTGCCCGCATGGCTCGCAGCCCAATCATAAAGGGCTCCATCATGCCACCAAGGATGCCACCTTCCATCAGGTTCTTAAGACGGCCCTCAATCTCGGTATCATCCTCGTCCGCTGCCAAGAACTCTGTGATTGGGTTCTGGAGGGAAGGGTACTTTTGGATCAAGTTAGACAGTCGAGCCTCTTGGGCATCAAAGACCGCGAAGTCAGCAATAGCTCCAGCCGCTGCTGCTTTCCCAAAGGACGCCGCCCACTGGGTAGCCTTCGAGGCTTTACCGACCTTAGCCGCCAAGCCTGTGGCTCTACCGGCCCATGACAGGGCTCCCATGCCCGGCACGAAGCCGACCATGAACTGAGTGATGCCCTCGGCTAATCCGCCTGCTAAGGTCTTTGAGTGCCCAAGGCCGAAGTTATCTTCAGCGTCTGGGAGGTAATCTCCTGTAACCCAATCAGCCAGATCATAGATCGCCTCACCCGCTCCAGCCAAACCACGCACCACGCCCCAGCCAATATCGGCGGCGTGATCACCAAACCCCATGTCTTGAGCTGATAGGGCCTCCGGCATTTCGCCGGTTTGCGACAGCGGGGAGGATAGATTGAATTGCATATATGAATCTCTTTAGTGATAGGTAGAGTTAGTCGGCGTCAAGTTGTTTAAGAACCTCGGCGTCGGGGTAGGGCAGCGAAACTTGCCCAATGCCCTGAACCTGAAACTTCACAAAGTCAACAAACCCCATCGAGTTATTTATGCCAACGAAACGGCTATAAGCTTTGTAGCCTTCAATAATTTCATTTCCGCTTAACGTCGGATGAGTTAATAACTCTTCTTGGGGCATTAGCGGGGTGTTAATTTTGGCAATAGCCTGGAGATCCCCCTCATAGCTGTCGGGAGATATCCATAGAGTTTTCTTCGGGTTGCTTAATACAGGGAAGTTTTTTATCTTAAGTCCATACGCTATCCCGCTATCCGCCATTTCAGGGGTTACGCCTGACGTACGTATAGCTTGTAAAAGTCTATTCGTTTCTCGGGGAGAGGGGTCCGTTTCAAGCTTATGCGAATACACTCCATCTGCACGCACTATCGAAGCAAACCTTTCTGAACGCGGGGTGGTCGTAAACAATCTTTCCGATAAGTTGAGTGTGGCCTCGCCCTCCGTATTTACAGAAGCTGTGGCTAAAAGGCTACGGGCATCTTCTACAGTCCCCGCGTTTAACTTGTTAATTTTGGCTACAGAGCCGACGGAAGGGGGGAGGCCTCTTTTGAGGGCTTGAGCAATCTGTTTGTGGTGCCCAAGTGTATTATCAATGTTATCAATGAAGGCTCTATACCCGGCGTGCCCGTGCATAAGCCCTATTTCTGGCTCATCGTCCATACCTTCGGGAATATCTCTGGCAAACCGTGCGGCCTCCGTCGCCGCCTTTCGGCTGATATCTAACGCCGCTTGGATGTCCTCTTGGGAGAAGACAATGTAGGGACTCTCTTGATTAATTTCGTTCATGCGTTCAACATCGTAATCAGACCCGTCCCCGGCAACTTCCTGCCACCAGCGGCTGTGCTGTTCGTAGGCCGCCTTGGCGGCAGCTTCCTGCTCGTCCTGTGAGCCGCCCTCTTTGGAAACTTGCTCTGTTGCCGCCAGTGCAGCTTTATTAGCACCGACCAGCCAAGAGCTGCCTAATTGATCAGCGTTACCTTCTTGACCATTAGGAGCATTCTCTATGATATCTTGCGCACGAGCACCAGTTAATGCACTTGACGTTTTTGTAGCGTCGGCGGTCACGCTCCGATCAAGCGATCGCACTGTCTGACCTTGACGATGTTCCGCATTCAGACGGCCCCACACTTCATGGGGGATCTCGCCATTGTTATCAGCAAGCCAAACTTTCTGCTCCGCTAGGTTTAAGCCACGAAACTCTTCGTAGACGTCATCTTCTTCTGAGGCGGACAAGGAGCGGGTGTCGTTCGCAATGTCATCTAAATCTTTGCCGAAATGTAAAGCCAAATAGTTATCCAGGCCTTGGCGTCCTGTAGGATCAAGATCGCCTAACAGCTCCCGTATTCCCTGCTCTACAGCCTCTCTAGTTATGGGCGTGCCTTCGGCTCTCAGTCGTGCCACTGTGGTAGACATAGCGTCTTGTGCAGCACTAACTGCTTCGTTAATGTCAAACCGAGATCGCCTACTAGCGTCGTCGCCCGCATTGTCGATGTAGTCTTCAATTTGATCCAAAGCTCCGGCGTGCCGCTCTGACATGGCTAACGCACCAGACTGTTCTGTCCGTAGCATCTCCACAAGTTTTGCCAGCTTGCCCAGATCCTCTGGGTCGGCGTCTTGAATGGCAGTTTTCACATACGTATCAAGAGCCGCAACAATGTACTCCCGCCCAGCATCACCCTCGCGGTTGTAATAGGCATCCGATGCTTCCCCAATCAATTCCCCCATTTCAATCTCGTCAATCCTACCGTCCCCAAACTCATTAAAAGCGTGGTAGGCGGCGTCCGTTAGATCCGCACGCCCTTGGCTAACCATACGGCTTTGACGCTGAGCCGACACTTCGCCCAGCCACTGACTGGAGTAGTTTGAATACAACTCCGTAGCCTTGGCTTTAGCCCGTGGTCCTAGTCCTTCAGTAAGTGACGCAAAGGTGTCTCGGGCAAACTCAGCGGGGTTTAGGTTGGCAAGCGGATTCGAGTATTTAGATGTTTCAGAGATCAGCGTCTCTTTATACTCATCCCTCATCAGCCTCTCGGCCAGATAATCCTGAGCATACAGTTGCCTGTAGGGACTTGAACCGTAAGGGATATCCCCCGCCTGTTCGGCCGCACGGGCTTGACCCATCAACTCAGCCTTAACTTCATCCAAAGTCAACTCGCCCACTCGGACAAGTTCTTCCTGTGACGTCACCAACTGCTCAGTGGGCCTAGCAACTCGCAGGTTGTAGTTGGTCATCGCCTTTACAAGATTGTTAAGAGCCGGGGTAATCTGGTTGTCAACAAACTCAGGCTGAGCTACGGGAGCCAATCGTTGAGGAGCTTGTGGACCTGGATTGTTAGGGCGATAGTAAGTGTTAGTAATTCGGGCCTGCGGGGCCGGGAGTCGTTTTTTACCCATTCGTGTTTACCATCCTACCCATGATTGATTACGCCACCCTTTGTAGCCATACCCTTGGTTAGAGCTGTAGAGATTTGAAGCCGTCGGCTGTTGTGTAAGCCCTGCCAACTCGGGGTCGTAGTTGGCCGAGTAGATGTCAAGGGCCGTAGCACCAAAGGACAGTAAGGCCGCGAAGGGGTTCGTGCCCTGAGCCTGTGGGGCCATAGGCGGCGGAAGATTCGGAAGCGGTACAGGCCCCGGAGTCGTGGAGTCAATCTGAGCCTGAGCCCGAGCCTCTACCTCATCCATCATGCCCATGTGGGCTCGGATACGCCAATCCTGCTCACGTCGTACATTCTCGACGTTCTGGAGTTCATTCATCTTGATCGAGTCAAGGAGATAATCGACGCTGGCTCCCTCGACACCTCGCTCTGCATCTGTCCCCATTTGAGTAGCAGACACTGAACGACTTGCATTGACGATCTCTTGAATCTCCATGCCTGCTACAGCGGCCTCTTCTCCCATGCGTTGTGCAATCTCAGCGTAGTTACGCCCTGCGGAGGCCACGACCCGATCCCGGTTCTCGTAGTGAGTGTCGAGCTGGTGGGCAATGACCGCTTCCCGGTGGGCCATATCTTGGGAGTATTGAGCTTGCTGATTAGCGTAGACCTGCTGATTATATTGGTTCTGGGCTGACGCCTGTTGGTTGCCTTGAATCATTCCGAAAGCCGTACCAACAGCAGAAATGCCTATCATGGCTCCATCAACACTACACATATCAGCGAATCCTTACGATTTCATAAAAGGGAAGACGACCTACGCCGAACTCTGGGTGAAGGTTAATAAACGTAAACCCCAGCCAGCGAAGCCATCGAATATGTAACGTGTTCCTTGCATCCACATAATTGAAGAGCAGGGGGTAATTTTCGTGGAGGTCATTGAGCCAGTAGCGAGACACTTTTAAGAACCCCACACGGGCATCATGGATCTTATCGGTGCCTACGAGCCACACACAGCCCACCTCATCCTGGAAATGGGAGACCCCAAAGACAATGAAGGGCTCATCCTCATACAGGCCGATGTAGGACTTCTCCGATTGCTCGTAGCTGTACTGAACAACGTCCTTTGGATCTCTGCCCCCCAAAGCAATAGCCTCGTTGCGGTCAGCGTCCCGCAGGTGAGTAGCTACCCAATCAACATCCTTCTGAATGGCAGGGATAATTTCAACCATATGATCAGACGTGAAGGCCTCGGTCTCGGCGGGTATTGACCGACATCTCAAACTCTGCGGCTGTAATAGAACAGGGCAAAGGCGTGTCGTTCTTGCACGTAATCGTTACCTGACTGTTCTTGGAGTATACAGGCACTCGGAAGCTTCCAGTCTCCAAGGGCACAGAGCCAATCTTGTTTCCACCGGACCCAAGGATTCGGCCTGTAAAGGGGTGAGTGCTTTGGTCCCGATAGTCTGGGGTAACTTCAACCTTGAAATACCCAGTCTCGGAATAGCTCAGGGTCACATAGCGAACCTGAACCCGAGCCTCTGTAATGAGCGTATTGCCCCCAGTTCCTGAAGGCTCCCGAAGGACCACATCACTGAACTGGTAAAGCATCTCATAGGCAGTGCCGAGCCAGAAATCTACGCCAGTCAACGAGGACTCCACCACGATCTGGTTGGAATCGTTGGTCTGAGTGACCACAGGGATGCGAGCCCCTGCCTTTGTCATCACCTCGATCGTCGTGTTGGTGTAGGCCTTGTACGGCATGGTGATTGTCAGCCCATCGCTTGACAGGGAACAGGAAGATTGATCCACCCGGCGATCCAGCAGAGTGCGATACGATACTCCTGTATCGACCAAACCCGACTCCATCCTCATCTTATCGAGGAAGATTCCGTCGGCTCGCTTCACCACCATGTAGAGGGCGGTATCAAGGAACTCAATACCCAGGATCGTATCGTTGCTTGAGAACGCAAAGCGGCTCCAAGCTGATTGCAGCCGTTCGTTCCCAGAGTCGTGGAACTTATAGGCATAAAGAGAGCTACGATCCTCATCGCCCAGTAAGAACAAGATGTCCTCATGCGAAGAGCCCGCCATGTCTCGAAGATTGCCTGAGATGTACTGAGGCACTTGTGCAGAGATGTCCGACGCATCAAAGAGCGTAGGGGTATCCCCAGCTACAAAGTATTGGCGAACCCCACTGTAAGAGCCCCTTGAGAACCCAAAGTAAATCGAGTTCCCAAGGGTCACGGGACGAACATCAGAGACCGACTCGTAATTGGTGGTCTTAGTCATCGAGACAGTGCGAGTGCTTAGGGGGATGCCGCTCTGAAGAATGAATTGAGTCTGCTCAGAGAACAGGACCAACTGGTTGGCAACAGGGATCGCCGAAGTGAGCAACGAGACGGACCCGTGCGTACTGGCGACATCAATGTTGTCGGTATCTAGGACATCCGTGACGGTAGTCCGCCAGAAGTTAAAGAACTCACCTGTCTCACTGAGGATGACGTTCTCGTCAGCCAGGAGCCCGAGGCGGTTCTTGAATAGGAAGATGTCATTAAGTTTCTTGCCCACAAAGGAGGGGTCGGCGTTGCTTACGTCGTCGCCGACGTTTCGCTCGCTCCACAGCGGCAGCTCAGTTGATCCACCGTCTACAGCACCGAAGATAAAGGTGCCGTCAGCCTTCCGTACAAGGACATGGGGCATGGTTGTAGGGTCGAGCTTGTACTTAATAGCGGCCCCTGCTGAGTCCTTGGAGCCTCGGAACTCTTCCCAGATGCCCTTGCCGAATACGCCGTCGTCAGCCACAAACTTCACGTAGTAATCATCACGGGTATCCGTGGCATCTCCGACAATCTTGACCCTAAAGCCGTGAGGGGCTGAGGTCGGTAGATCCGACAGGTGCTGGATCTCATCCTTAATAGCGATCAGCGACGTGTCGCCCTGACCGTCAGCCGCGTCTACGGTAAAGTCAGTCGTGTCGTCACTCTTGACCCAAAGGACCGAGCCGGACTGTGTAAGAGTTACGCCGCTGTTGGCGTGGAGGCCTCCGCCAGTCAGATCCTCCGTTGCGTCGCCTTGAGCGGTGCCTGTCCGTAGGCCCGTCACAATCATGTCGGTAGCAATGTCATCCCTATCACTAGCGGCTGCACCATCGGGCGTAAGGATCTTGGTGGCATATGTTGTACCTCCCATAGTGACCGTGGCCTCATACATGGAGCCATAGTCACCTTGGGCCAAGTAGAACAAAGCTTCTGGGTTGCGGCCTGCATCGGTGTCCGACGCCATCGCTACCGTTTTCGTGCGGTTTACAAAGAACGTGTAGTCCGCAATCGTAATGGCCCGTAGATTCGTATCCGCATACGTAGTGGCATCAGGCATTTGGAGATACGCGGTCGTATCTGGGATCGCCACGGTTTTAGCTACCCCTGCTAAGTCGTTGACCTTAATGGTCGCCCCTGTGTGATCAGCTTTGACGGTAACGATGTACCGCTCACTAATGTCACGATTGATCAGGTGCGTGAAGTAGTCTTCCGTAGCTCCGGGAGTCGCACTATCTAAGTTGGCAACATGCTCAGTAGGCATACGCTTTGTAAGCCCCTCAAGCACTGAAGGAAAGGCGTTATCCATCGCATCGCATTGGTTATCAAACCGAACAGCGTCCGGTTGCTGAGATACCCCACCGATGAGATTAGCAATTCCCTTGGAAAGTAAAGCCATTAGCTAGAGATCCTGTTGATTACGTTGCCTCGATCAATCGCCTTGTAGACGTCGTAGTTATCAAAGATCGTGAAATCTCCGCCGTCAGTCTCGGCTTCTCGAAGCGTGACTAGAGCCTGGAACTCGTCCATCTGCGTGAAGTCGTGGTGCTTGCCGGAGCCGACTACGCGGTCTTGGAACTTACGGGCGGCTCGGATCATGATGTAATTCCGAGCGGCTTGCGGAAGGTAGTCCCACTCAAGCAAGTAGGTGACAGTGCATTTCAGCGTGTCGGTGATCGTGTAAGTCCGATCAGTCTTGTTATAGATTTTGGAGCCCCGCTGAATGTAGAGGGTTGTGCCAGCGTTTGCGGGCTCAACGTCAATACGAGCTATATTAGACCCTAAGACGATCTCGTTGTCCGTCGTCGGGTTGAGGGGCACTTCATACTCCCGATTGAAGTTCCAGCCAGCAGCTTGAACCTCGCGGGAGACCTCATCCAGTACCGTTTTAGCCATGATGACATCAGCGGTCTGCGAGGCGGCATCCAGCGTGTTGACTGGAGCCTCGCCAATAACACTCATCATGGTGTTAATGGCTTCCAGTTTGGAAGTTGCTGCAAGGGTCATGGGAGTTCCTTAAGAGAAAGGCAGTGACCCCCCGAAGGGGGCCACCGCCGGAGTGGCCGGGACAATGGCCTAGTAGAATCAGACAGCCAGTTCAACGAGACCTTCGTGGCGAAGGATGTCGTGGCCCATAGCGTACCGAGCGACCATGAGGGTGCCCTGACGCTCGACCTGATATTCGGTTTCTACCGACAGGTCCATGAGCTTAACTGTGCCAAGTGCGCCTCGCTGGAAGCAGAGGCCCTTGGTGATGCTGCCTGCTGTGCCTGCGAAGTCGTGAGCACCGGAAGCGGAGCCGAGGTCGCCAGCGTCTGGGGTCCAGTCTGCCGTAGGCAGGTGGTTGGACTTCAGGATCTGGATACCTGCAACGCTCAGAACAACCCCACTAGCAAGGGAACCGTTGCCATCGTTACCGTAGTCACGGTTGATAGCATCCTTGTTCTCTTCGACCAGAAGGTAGTATTCTGCTGGTGCCAAGACGCAGAAGCGATCGTTGGCGGGCACGTTTTTCTCGTCCATTGTCTGTGCGGCATCAACGATACCAGCCAACAGATGAGCACCGTTTGCAGCGTCACCGACGTCGATCTTAGTACCGAGGTACTTAGCGACGCCTGTGTTGCCAAAGCGGTCTGTAGTAGCACGAGCACCGGAAAGACCATAATTGATCAATGTGGTGTCCGCAGCGTTGGCGAGAGCAAAGCCCATTTCTCTTGTATATTCGCTTCTCACATCATAATGATTTTTTGCTTCATCGATGTTTGCTACGAATACGCCAGAGATCAGAAGATCATTGATCGTAATGGTGACTTCACCATGCGCCATAGGAGTAAGATAGTCAGCACTCGCCGCATCCTGATCTTCGATGATCGATTCACCAGGAGTGTGGTAGCGTGCATTGGCGGTGCCGATTGCAGGGAACTGCGCCGACTTACCGCTGGAGATGGTACGCACTGTATGACAGGGCATCATCACATTCGCTTCTTCAAATGACGCAAGCACTTCGCCTGCCCATTGTTTCAAGAAGAGGACATTTTGATCCCCAGCATTATCAAGCATACCGGCTCGCGAAAGTTGCATAGCCATTTTGGAATACCTTTAATGTAGGTTAAGGGTTAGAACGTGTCGCGTTCACAACGCCTCGGACCACCAGTTATCCACCGCAATGGGCCGGTTCCTAATTCGTAGTTACTCTTGCGACTCAATAGATCCGGCATACCAACCTTCAGGAAGGTCTACCGAATTGCTGGACAGCTCCCACGTGGAGCCGTTCCAGTAATAGACTTGGCCTCGTATTCCGGGGCCAAGCCGAATTAGTCCATCAGATTCAGGGACGAAGACCACCCGTGAACCGCCGCAGCTTATCACGCCAACGGCGACGGATGTCATCAGGGACGCGAGGAGCGTCCATCGCTGTATCTGTCTCATGTGCTTTATTCCAAGTAAAGGGGATCAAAGCCTTAAATAAGGCAAACAGTGCTGTTGTTAAGGCTTCCCACATTACTCGGGCCTTACCCAGCCGTGCTGGTTAGGAGGCGTAGACCTGCGAGGGGGCGGGGCATCTAGCCCGTACTTTCGACGGATACTGTAAAGGTGTTCACGGTCTTGTTCGTTCATACCATCAATACCGTGCTTTTCCGCCTTCTTAACAAGGCCCGCTTTCCCCGCCTCGCTCATTGCAAGGAGGACGTGCATACCTGACGTTTTTCGCCCTGCGTTTGTTGTTATTGTGCACATATAATTATTCCTAATCAGGCCTTATCCAGCCCCAAGCGTTGGGCTGTGTGTTGTAACGAGGTTGACGAGGCTCAGGTTCGGCTGGAGGCGGGGGAGGATTGCGAAAAGACTTCCGAGATAACAGGCCCTTAAACGGCGTGCCCGCCCGAGCGTATCGCCTATCTTCCCGCTTAATCTCATCCCGAGCGAGATTGTCGAACCACGTATCAGTTCGACCCGGCTTATCTAAATAATCTCGATCCACAGATCCATCGGGATTTTTAGCGTAACACATATTTAAGAAGCTTCCCTTTTCAAAGTAAGGCGGGCTCCCGTGTAACCAAGTGCAACGAGTGCGGACTCAACAAGCCCGACAATCTGACCAGTTGCACCTTCAATAGGGAGGAAGCCACTTGCGACAAAGGCTCCAAGAGCCACAGCAGCAAGAGCGAGATAGAACTCTGTTGTCTTGTATCCAGGTTTACTAGGCATTTTAAGATTCCTACTTAAGATTGGAAACGGCGAGGCGTTGCTTCACCTCTTCTTGATATGCGGGATCGATTCTGTAACGGTTGTCTTTCATAGCTGCCGTCACTTCGGCCCACGAACGGTAGCCTTGGGAAGCGTTTGCCGCTCCGACTTCACCTTTAATAAGATTAGGGCGGCCTTCTGCTTGCTGATAGCGAGCATGCAAGCCTTGGATGTTCATCATGATGGCGTTTTGATCGCCTGAAGCCATCACGTTGTCGTAGGCTTCAATCTCGGCATCTGACAAGTTCTTATCAGCCCATTGCGTCATAGTTTCATAGGCCTCTTCACCGCCTACGGAATCCAAGACGCTGGACCGATGAGCGTTCATCAGGGCTTTTTGCCCCTCAACATACGCTTGAACCAAGTCCCGAGGGAGACCACGGGACTCAAGATCAGCATAAGACTCATCGGTAAGATCGCCACCTTGCAGCAGCTGCTCGTTGTAGCTTTGCACGTCTTCTTGCGACACGAGAGCACCCTCTGCCCCCTCGGACAGTTCGGTGTCTTGGGACATCTGGTCGCCCTCTTGAGGCATACCCGATTGCATTCTTTCGAGTTCTGCATACGACCTCGCCATTGCTTCAACATCGACGGTCCCATCTTCTTGGATGAACTTGTCCGGGACTTCAAAGGCGTATTCCTCGGGAGTTTGTTGGGCTTGCCCTTCCGACGAGGCTTCTTGCTCATTCACGCCTTCCAAGTTAGGTTGATTAGGGTTATTGGGGCCGGAAACGTCCCCACCGACTTCAATACGTTCAGACATGTCCCTACACTCCTTGTTGTTTGATTTCTTCAACCGACTGCTTACCCAGCGTGTCGATCATTTGAGGCCCAAACTGTTGAGCCGCTTGTAGAATCTGTTGTTGTTGATATTCAGCTTGCACCTGCTCGGCGGACTTAATAAGCCCCTCGGTATCCAGGCCCAGAGCCATCGCTCTGCGATCCATATATTCCCGCATGTTGACGAACTGATTGACGACATCAGGGCCTAAGAGCTGGCCGACGCCCACGAGGAACTCATCCATCTTATTGAGATCATTACCTCGGCCCAGTGCCTCAACGCCTGTAATGATAGCAGGGCGGACCAGTTCATCAGGAAGCTCAGGGAGCCGCTGATCTCGTTGCATCTGATCCATTAAGCGGCCCACCAGTGGGAGCTGGAACTCTTGGCTTAGGACGCTGTAGATGCCGCCAAGCTGCCGCTCAATGCTCTGGGTCACAAGGCGGACTTCTGCCGCCGTGACTCGCTCAGCATTTCGTATCGAGCTATCAGTTAGCAGAAACGCATACGACAGACGATCGCTGATCGTTTGCGTCGTTTGATAAGCAATCGAGAGATCCGACGCTTTATTAAGTTGCAAGACCGACACGTCGTTCGCTGAACCTTCAACGATAGCACCATTAGGGGCCTCCGCGAGAACCCTTGGGCGGGTCACTCCGTTAGGGGCAACAAGAAACAGAACCTTTGCCGCTGCTGCCGATGCTTCGACAATCGAGCCCGTAAGGGACTCAAGGCTGCGGAGGTCTCCGATATATTGTTCGACGTAGCCCCGGCCATAATCTTCGCCGTCCGTGCGATTCATACGCAGAACAACGTAAGGACTCTTATCGGCTGGATAGGTGCCCTTTGATCCGGGCACAACTGCTCCATTGATTTCTTGATAGACCTCCATCATCCCGTCATCAAGCATCTTGATACAGGTGTAGATATCTACCGCGTTGTCTTTTGAAGTGGCGTCCATGCTGGGAGCTGCAAGGCCTTTCGCAGCTTCAGGAAGCAAGTCAACCGAAACGGACTCTTTAGTAATGATGATCCGAGGGTTCCCCATGGGATCACGCTTGCAAACGTAGCGATCCAGGTGGAATACCCGCATACCCCCCTCATCGGGGAGGTGCAGCAAGGCGTTTCCTGTCACGATCAAGTGACGCAAAGCCTCAAAGGTCTGGACTCGGAAAGCCTGAGTTTCAATCTCGGAACTGACCGACCGCTCAATCTTGCTTAAAGACCGTTCGATCTGAGTCTTAATATCCCCATCCTGATCCTGCCCCTCCAATTCGCTCAGGGCGGCAGGGTCAATGACCAATCGAAAGAAGGGAGCATTTGGAGGAAGCAGACTCAGGAGGAGAGCCGAAGCCAAGTTATTCACGCCTCTAGCCCCTACGCTTTGGTAGGGGGTTGGCAGTTTACTGTGGCCGGTGTGCCCTTCATCCGTCATGATAGTGGGGATTGTCAGCTTGGCTGCATCCCGTGCACGTCGGATGTAAGGGTCACGCTCTGAGCACAGTTTGGTGTAGAGGCCTTTGGAGGCTCCGGTGCTTTTATTCATAGGTCATGCCGGGTAGTTCATTCCCGATCCTGTGTAGGGGATACGGAGGGCGGATTTCCCGCGCTTTCGGCGAATAGCCAAACTGCCTGTGCGAGCAGCAATACTCTCCGTGGTGTTTGTTCGCCGGGCCGTCTTAATCCCCTCTGGTCCTCGGGCTCTAGGAGGCGCAGCGGGTGCCTTGGGGGCTGGCAAAGACGGCATGAAGACGGGCGGGGGAGTGGGAGGGGGCGGTGGAGGTGGAGGGGGTGAGCCGCCACCGCCGAATGGATTACTGCACATTATTTACTCTCCAAGATGGTCTCGTTTTGACGACGTTGGTGTTCGATAAGCACGTCCACGACAGCCCGCTGCCCAGCACGAAACCACACCATGCGTTCCGTGTCCTCAAGACGCGGGCAAGCGTCGGGGAACATTTCGCTTAGAACCTTGACTAACGCCGCCGAAATAGGGGGTAGGGGTTCCATAAGATTCAACGGCTCCCTTTTTCACGGCTAGAACTCACATACGCCGCAAGCAAGCAGACGTAGTTAATTACGTCGATGCAGGTGTCATCAAAGCTTTCGTCGGCTACCTCGAACTTTCCGGTCTTACAGAACCCAGAGAGCCTCTTGATCTTGTCGGCTATGCGGACCACGAAGCCCTGCTCGGTGGTAACGCCCACGCCCAGCTCCTCCACGAACATAAAGTTCTGGAAGGGGTTCGTGCCATCGACCCCGCCGCTGTAATCGTGGTTCTTCTTAATTGAGAGTTCGAGGGCAGTCTTGCAGAGTTCCCGGTGAAACTTGAAGTAACCCTCACGGTTCATTTTGGATTCCATAGTTGTACCTCCTCGGTGATCGGATTCCATTCCCCCTCGCGGAGGATTCGAGCTACGCGGGCCTGTGAGAGAGCGAACGCTTCCCCTAGCCCCGCTTTTTGATACGCACCCACCACTTCTTCCCACGTCCCCTCTTCCAGTATCTTCTCGGCACTAACAGGCCCCACTTTGGGGCACCCCTTGTACCCATCGGTGACGTCGCCCGTCAGAGCCTGGATCAAGTGGGAGCGGTCGGCCTCTTCAGGCGTGATGGTCTTAAGTTCTTTAGTGGCTGGTCGGTACAAGCGTCCGGGGATGGTCTGAAGATCCTTATCGTCGCTCACGATGATTGTGTTATCAGTAGCGAGGACGCCCATGACATCATCCGCTTCTAAGGTCTTGAAGCAAGCCGTGGGATATGCACTGATCAGGTACTCCCGAATGGGGACATAAATCACCGGCTTCCGCTTGCCCTTACGGTTCCACTTGTAGGTCGGAAGAACTGCGTGCCTCCAGTTCGTTTGGTCTGACAGGGCTATTAAGACACCCTCGGCCTCCAAAGTTTCTTGAAGGCCTGAAAGCTCCTGATCAACCATGTCCCTCGCAAGCTTGGCGTCAGCCGTCATCGACCACCAATCATTGCCCCAGTGGATCGGTTGTTCTACAGCAGAGGTGATCTGGTAGATCAGTATGTCGCCATCAACGAGTAGGGTTGTCATCGTCTTCTCCGTCCTGTGATATGACCATCATCCGCCCTAATTCAATCATTCCCAAACAGCCATGGAACGGCCCACAGCACCCGAAGAACATAGCGTCCTCTTTATCCGTGCGGTTCGCCGAGCCAATAAAGACCATGGTGTCCATACGCTTTTGAAGTTCGGCCAGTAGCCGCCCAGTTGGAATAAACTCAAGGCTGTTCATTTGTCACCTCGTACACGTCCCACCCATAATTTCGGGTAGACCCCCCACATTTCTCCAGATAGAGAGTTTGAGTCTTCGGAAGCTTAGATTCAGGGATTGACCAAAGGCGGCCATCCTTCGCCACAGCAACAAGTAGGTCGAAGTCTCCCGGCTTGTAGGACGTCGGCAGCTTACATCGCAGATAGGTAGAGCCGCTCTTTTCCCAACGTGAAGCCGTCTTGACTTGGACGCGGTGCGTGTCCCCATTGCGGACCATAACAAAGTCACAAGGGCTCTTACCTGTCGGGGGCCAGAAGACCTCCCATCCCCGCTCAGCAAAGTGGGCGGCGGCCCGGTATTCATTGGCCGAGCCAGTTTGGGAGTTGGGGTGCATGTGAATCCTTTCATCAATGCGTCTCCGCCCACGTCTTGCCTATCTTGAACTCCCCTTCAAGCGGGCATCTGAAATCGAACAACTTCCCTGCTGATCGGATTGCTTCCACAGCCAGCTCCCCCACATATGGGGCCTCTATCTCACTGGCTTCGTATTGGATTTCGTCATGGATATGGGCGACTTGCCTGACTTTAAGACCCGTCTCAATATGGAAATGACGAGCTTCTATAGTGGCCTGCTTCATCAGCACGGCACCGGCTGATTGTAACAAGGCATTAAGGGCTGAATGCTTAGATCGAATAGGTATGTGCCTGCCGTCCAGTCCCACAAGGTAATCTCGTTTCTCCAAGGTCTTATTGATCGCGTCCTTCAGGTGCTTAAGTGCTGGCATCTTCTTAAGGAAGCGGCTCATCAATCGCTGGCCGTCCTTCACCCCGCCATTAACGATGCTCCCAATCTTCTGGGGGCCAGCTCCATAAAGCCAAGCGTAGATAAAGGTCTTAGCTTGGTCACGGGTCTTCAAGCCCGCCGCCTTCTGGTTCGCGGTATGGATGTCGCCCTTGTCAATGATCTCGGCGTACAGCCCTCCATCAAAGGGAGCGAGGTAATGAGCCAAACACCGCAGCTCCAGGCCTGACGCATCTACGCCAACGAGGAGCATCCCTTCAGGGGCATAGAAGAGGCTACGGCACTCCTTGCCATAAGGAGCATACGCGGCTGGAGTCTGAGCGACGTTCGGGCGTCGGTGTGTACACCGTCCCGTCACGGTGCCGTTCGTGTTGACCCGGCCATAAATGCGGCCATGGTCTTCCAACTTCATCCACGCTTCATTGCCCTCAGCCAGTTGGCCCAGCCGCTTGGCAATCGTCAAGTAGTCCACAAGGAGCTTAGCCTCTGTGTGCGTCATGGCCTTAAGAATAGACTCATCGACTTGTGGCTGACCCGAAGGCGTAAATACCTCGGGCTTCCAATCGTATTTATCCATAAGACACCGTGCAATCTGCTGCCGGGAGTCTGGGTTGAAGGGAGTCTCTCGCTCACGAGGCGGCCCCTTCGCAATCTCTGCGTCCTTGAAGCCCGCCTTCTTCGCTTCCGTCTTCGTCTTAAAGCGGCGATCTCCAACTCGCCAGTAAGCGGGGGTCTTCATGACCTCCACCGTAGGAGGGAAGGCGGAGACAAGCTGCTCTTTCAACGCCTCCCGCTTTGACGACAAGTTAGCGTAAAGCTCGGCAGCTCCTGAGAGATTGAATGCGATCCCATTCCGCTCCTGCTCATAGATGCAGTAGGCGAAGGCGTGCTCTAGTTGCACCGCCAACTCATCGACGTCCTGATCCTCAAGCATCTCCCAGAGCTTCTGGGTCACAAGGGTATCTTGGATGCAGTAGTCCAGCATCTCATCATTGAGAGCGTCCCACCCGCCCTCGTAGTTGCCCTTGTGCTCCCCAAGCCGATGGCCCCAAGCCTCAAGGCTGTGGCTGCCTACAAGGTTCTTGGGAAAGCCTGACGAGTAGTTCTTAAAGTCCCGGTCCTTCTGGTCCGCAAAGGCAAGGCGAGCCATGACCATAGTGTCGCGGACAAGGCCGCCGGGTCGCCAGCCTGGATAAAGCTTCTGAATAGCTGGGATGTCAAAGGCCATCCCGTTGTGCCCAATAATCAAGTCCTGATTCTTTAGAAAGGTCAGCCCCTGCACCATGTTCTCTTTGGTGTAGTAGGTGGTGTCGTTACCCTGACGGATTACCAAGCAGTGGATTTCTTCCAGCCCTTCAAGAGTGCGGAAGTTATCAATCCCAGTAGTTTCGATATCAAAGATGGTAGGAGTCATAGGTCTTCCAAGATCAGAGGGGTTTGCTCACCACACCACATACACTCGATATTGAAGCTGTAGTATTCTTCAGCTTCCTCACGCGTCATGCCTTGCTGTTGAAGAGTTGTGATAATCTTCGCCTGTGAATAAACAGCCACCGGCTCTCGGGACCACTGGCTGCCAAAGCCGAGGAGTGCGGAGTCCAGCCCATCAAAGACAATGGCGTTATCTTGGCTCATAAATCATCCGGGCTTATCAGCCCCTCCTCACACATCCACTCTCGGATCACCGGGTCGTCCATCAAGGCGTTCCGCAGCTTCTGGAGTGCTTGGTAACAAATGCTCTGTAGGTGCTGGCGGGTGTATGTGCGACCAGTTGTCACCTTCAGGTGCTCGCCGATCTGATCCCAACTCCAACTGCCTCTTGACTCGTAGCCAGTAGGCGTCAGTTCCCGCTTTCCAAGGACCACGCGGTCCCCCATTCCAGGTTCTTGCCATCGTTTCAAAGTCATCGTTAGGAGCCCATCTATCGAGATACGCCCAGAAGATTCGCTTGGCGTACTCTAGGTTCTTGCAATCCTCATAACGTCCTCCCAACGCCATGTCGTGTTCGATGGCATCCTGCCAACAAGCACGTGATATCTGAAGGGGGCCAATCGATCGGCCACCATCACCTACTGCATTCTCTGGGTCGGGGTGCCCCCCGGTCTCTACAAGCCTCACGGCTTCAAAGAGACTAAAAGGAAACATCATCCACATATGCTTCGTTCCATTCGTGGAGGCGTCCGGTGCGTGAGTCGTACTTGACGCTACAGGCAACTCCGGTGTCTCCGGTGTATCGGTTCTTAAGGACTCTGAGGGTCGTGATGTTCTTACGTTCTTCGTCTTGCTGATCCCTCTCCAGCCCGATGCAGATATCAGATAGCTGAGCAATAGCACCACTACCCCGCAAGTGACTAAGAGACACATGCCCACCTTCTTCATGGCTTCTCCCTTCGGGTCGTTTGAGATGTGAGACGATGACGAGGGCGATCTGAAGCTCTTCCACTAACGACCGGAGGCGGGTCATCGTGTTGTCTATCAGTCGCCGCTCGTCACCATCACCAATGCCTGAAACCACGATACTCAAGTGATCCAGGAATATATGCGTGCAGCCCATGCCGCGAGCCATGTAGCGTATGCGGCTCAACAGGTTTGCACTTTCCAACGAGCCCCAATGGTCGTACAGAACGCAGCGACCATTGCCCACCGTGGCCTCGAAGGCTTCCCTCTTCGTCTCTTCCGTCACCTCTTCCTGACCCCACTTGAATGGGGGGATCTCCATGTGAAGACCCATAAGGCACTCGGCTGATTGTTTGACGTTCTCTTCCAACGCCACAATCCCTACCCGATGCCCTTTGTTCAGCAGCCATAGCTGCCACTCTCGGCACACGCTACTCTTCCCAAGCCCCGTGCCACTGGAGAGGGTGACGACCTCCCCTTGTCGGAGCCCATACGTCTTTTCATTCAAGCCAGCCCACGGGTACTCAACGCTCTCCTGATCCCGCTCCTCAATGATGCGCTCCCACAGCTCCTCACCGGGGACCACACCATCAGGGCGGTAGGCCTTTGCTTCCCAGATGGCAGAGATCAACTCCTTAGTCCGACCAGCTACCAGCATTTCATTTGGGTCGTTGAGGGGGAGGGACGCTATAGCCGCCTTGCCCGGTGAGAGCAGCAAAGCACACTCGACTGCTGCCTTCTGTCCCGGCTCATCCTGATCCAGCATGAAGACAACAAGGTCAAAGCTTTCCAACCACTCTAAGTTCTGGCGGATTACCTTGGCAGCCCCGGCTGCACCGGAAGGTACAGACACTACAGGCCATCGATTGTTCTGTGCTTGGGAAACCGACATCGCGTCGATCTCCCCCTCTGTGACCACTAACTTCTTTCCCCCCTCGCCCCATAGGCGCATGCCCCACAGGCCGAGGTTCTTCCCCTCGCCAAGAATTGCGAAGGCTTTGTCTTTCGTGCGTATCTTCTGGGCAACCACCGCGCCCTCTTCGTTGCGGTAGTTAGCTACCTGCACCGGCTTGCCCTTCCACTCCCCAGTTCCATACGAGAACTTTCGGCAAGTGTCTGTGGAGATGCCCCGCTTAACTAACGGGCCGTACTCAACCACCACCATGCCGCCAGAGTGGGGAGTCTGTTCTACCACCTTCACCGTTCCTTCAGTTTCTAGGTGGCCGCACCCAAAGCAGTAGCCATGGCCGTCATCGTAGCGGGCCAAGTTGTCCCGGCTGCCACAGGAGGGACAAGGCTCGTGAGCTACAAACTCACTCTCACGATCATCCAAGGACATAGCGAGCATACCGTTTCCCCGTCGTGTCCTGCTTCATGGCCGTCTCAATTTCATACCCACGATCTCGGAGGTCTTTAATCCGAGCCGCCAGCCGGTAGATCCGGTACAGAAGTAAAGCATCCTGCGCTGAAATCGAACCCTCCATCTCCAAATGATTCAGGATGAGCTGTGCCTGTGACGCCTTCTTCATCTTTCCGCCGAACAAGTCCATTTGTGTCATTGGTTTTCTCCTCGACCCATAGGTCGATAAAGCCTTCGTCGTCTGCAAAGTCTTTATGGGCACAGATGTTTTCGATCTGTATGTCGTCCTCCCAGACGATCCCGTTGCAGCAGTCCAGTAAGATTTTCAGGTAGTTGTCGATGTCACCCCGAGGTGTGTTGAGCTTGGAAGTCTTTGGCCGCTTGACGGCAAAGGCTACCCAAACCCGAAGCGATCCGCTCATTGGCTTAGCGGGGAGAAATCCTTGCTCCCGCATACTACTCAGCAAGGCCACGGCCTCTGAGCGCATCGCCTGATGCCGCTTCCCGTAGTAAGTGCCCCACTTGGAGACACGCGGGCGAGAAGCTGGCACGGGGTTAACTTCGAGGCGAACCTTCAACATCAGAAGTCGGCAGCCTCGAAGCTGACGTCATCACTAAGAGTGGCCGCCGCAGACTCAAAGCCATCAACAGCTTCAAAGCTACAGGCCGCTCCGCCCTTATGTTCCTTAAGATCCAGAACCTGAACGCCCCGGAGTCGTAGGGTCATCCCCACGCCCAGAGCGGCTACGAACCAAGTGTAAGGCTCGAACTCAATGACCAACGTAGAGCCGCCGCCAATCGGTTCAGACAACGGATTGACCTTCGCATCCACAAGAACCGGACGCTGCTCCAGGCCCCGCGATGTCTTCGCTTTCATTTTGAATCGGAAAAGATAGTTACCAGTAAGCTCGCCATCGTCGTCGTACTCTTCAGAGAACGGGAGGTCGGCCTTCTTGAGCTTTGGCTTCTTATGCTCTTTGCACTCAGCCGCGTAAGCATCGTCGTGTAGCTTCTCTAGTGCATTGATAAGCTTCTGCCCGGCTTCACCGTCCAGCTTAAGCTGTGTTTGGTACACGCCGTTCTCATCGAACTTAGTGTCGGGCTCATTGAGGTGAGGGTATACCGCGATACCCTTGGCTTTCATGATTGGCATGTCAGTCTCCTTTTAATGCCTGAGTGGATTAAATT